GAAAAACACCGTGACCAATTATCTTCTCCTCATCCTGGAGTGAATCAAGAAACTCTTGACTTACTCTTAGAAAGAGGAAGAGAATTTGGAAAGAAAGTTGCCAAATTTTATAAACCAAATAAAGGTTTTAATCCAACAAACAAGGCTACTTTTGGCTTCCCCAGAAATTCTGGAGGAGTCAAAGGTGATCTTGTCTATTCAAAAGTATTACATAACTCAGACATGAGTAGTGATATTTCTGATAGGATCGAACCTTTTGTTATTGGTTTATTTGGACAACCTGCTTCGGGAAAGAGTACCTCTCTTGCTGAAATTATCAGCAAATTAAGTATTCTTTTCCCTGGTGTAGATCGAAGAGATCTAACATTTGAACGAACTTGTAATACAGACCACTGGGACAATTACAGAAACCAACCAATTGTCATCTTAGATGACATTGGTCAGTCTCGAGAAGGAGAAGACATCAAAGAATTTCAAGCTTTGGTGTCTTGCAACTCCTATATTGTTCCGATGGCTAAGTTGGATGAAAAAGGAAAGTATTTTACTTCCCCTATCATCATTTGTACTTCTAATCTCCGTTACGGAGATGATCTGAGTGCAATTTACCAAGACACAGCAGGAATTTTAGACGATGCCAGTTTCTGGCGTCGTTTTCATATTCCTTTATACTGTGAAAATGGTGAATTACATCAACTTAAAGAACCACCAAATTGGATTAGAAAAGAAAATCTTCTCAATCCTGATTTGGCGGTATCTTCGAGTTTGATCTCTGGTGAAAAGTTCACCGGACAGAAGTTCCAACTTACGTATTATCAACGGAAATCAGAGTTTTCCAAGATCAATAAAACTCAAGCGATGTGTAACCTTTGGACACACATCAATTGGGATGATCTTGGTAAATCTATGATTTCCATGTATAAAGCTCGTCAAAAATTTCATGATAACCATCGTAAAACTTGGACTCAGAAAATTGATACCAAGCATGATGATCCAATTGAAAATGTTGGTGAGGAATTCTGGTCTAACCAGATTGAACCTCATCTTCCATCTTCACTTGGATTTGACTGTTCCCCTCAGGGAGCTGTCAATCATCATACTTTAACATTTTCTGCATTCCCTCCAGATGGTCCTTTACCTGTTCGTGTTCAACCAATTGTTGAACCACTTAAGGTAAGGACTATCACTGCAGGAATCGGTCAGACATTTTGTCTTAAGCCTCTTCAGCGTGCCATGTGGCATGCTTTAGGGACTGAAGAACAATTTTGTCTTACTCACGGTACAAATCAACTTGAACCAGCCATCAAAAGGATCTACAATAGTAGTTCCATAAATGATGTTTGGATTTCAGGTGATTATAGTGCCGCGACTGATTCTTTTGCAATTAGTGCCTCAAAAGCACTTTTGGAAGGAATATTAGAGTCTATTGATCATGAACCCACTAAACGTTGGGCAATGAAAGAAATTTCTCCTCATCTATTGGTCTATCCTAAAGAATCTGGTTTATCACCAGTTCTTCAGGAATCAGGTCAATTGATGGGAAGTCTTCTTTCATTTCCATTGTTATGTTTACTTAATGATTGTACAGCGAAATTCGTTGGTTTGTCACCCCATCAATATTTAATTAATGGTGATGACATTCTTATGCGAACTTCTGCTGATAAATATCCTTTGTGGAAGGAGAAGGTCCAAGATTTTGGTCTTTCTCTTTCCGCAGGGAAAAATTACATTCATAAGGAATTTGGAACTGTAAACTCACAATTGATTTGTGAGTCTAGAGTTTTGTGTTCCGGTAAACAGCGTGTTCTTGATCGTAGAAGTCAAGTTTTAGGAGAGTGTCTACGTGACCTTGAGATTTTAATGGAGTCAGAGACCCCTGATGAAGTTCATGAGTTGTTTAAGTCCGTTAATCGGAATAAACTACGAAGAACTGTCAGGAGTATCTCTGTCCCTGTTTCTCATGGTGGACT